GTATACAAGATGGTAAAGAAATCAAACAACTTAAATAGACTAGTAACACTATCACCATTAACAGATATGGCACGTAGATTCCATTTAGCAAATGGTGCAAAAGAGTTACAAGTAAATGAAACAAGTCAAAACTTTGAATATGATATAGAACTTGAAGAATGGGAAAAGTATTTAGATAGAGCAAAGAAGTTCTTCACACTTAAGAAGGTAAACTAATGTTTGATAAAATTAAAAAAGTATTTAAAGGCAAAGAGCCACAAAAGAAAACAAAAGCAAAGCCTACAAAATCTGAAAAAGAAATAGCAACCGAAAACAACGAGCCGTGGGTAAGTGTACTAAGTATGGAACTTGAAAAAGAAAATATGGATAGAGGTGCATTTGAATTAGATTGGAACGACTTATTTGTTGCTAAACTAATACGTTCTGGCTATCAGGGTAAGACAGATAACGATATTGTTGATAATTGGTTTCAAGATGTATGTCGTAATATAGTAATGGAAAGTTATGAAAAAGAACAAGCAATGAATAACGTAGAAAATATTGATAGTGCAAGGAAAGCATATAAGTGATTTATATAAATGGTGATAGCCATAGTGCAGGTGCACAAATTATAAATGACCATAGTTTTGCTGAAGATGATTATAGGTATACTGCACTAGGAAGAAGGCCGCATCCAGAAAATATACCTTATACTTTTGGTTACAAACTTGCTAATGCACTTAATCAAGCATTTTGGTTAGATGCCGAAAGTGCTAGTAGTAATGACCGTATTATAAGAACAACTAAAAAAGCAATAGATGAAACTATTAATAAACAAAATATGTTTATTATTATAGGATGGGCTACATTTGAAAGAGAAGAATGGAAATATAAAGATGGATATTTACAGTTAAGTGCAGGTGGCAGTGATTCAGTACCTAAAGAATTTGAAACTGATTACAAAGAATGGGTAACAAATCAAACAGAAATAGTTTTAGATAAAAAAACTAAGATGTGGCATGATAGAATATACGAATTTCATTTAGAATTGCAAGAACAGAATATAAAACATTTATTTTTTAACACATATCTATATTTTGATACAATAAAAAATAAACAAAATTGGCATAATACATTTATAGATCCTTATAGTCAAGATGGAACATATTTTTATTGGTGCAAAAATAAAGGATATCAAACAAGAAATAATACTTATCATTATGGTGCAGATGCTCACAATGCATATTTTTTATATCTTTTAGAAAAAGTTAAAAGCCAATTTAATATACAAACTGGGTTGACAGATATGCCTAAACGTAGTATAGTAAGTAAAGTTAATAAAACAATTATGAGGCAGTAATGGCTACATACTTATTAGTAGATACTATGAATACATTCTTTCGTGCAAAGCATGTTGTACGTGGAGATATTAGTGAAAAAGTTGGCATGGCACTACATGTTACACTAAATGCAATCAACAAATGTTACAAACAGTTCGATGCTGATCATGTAGTGTTTGCACTAGAAGGTAGGAGTTGGCGTAAAGATTTTTACAAACCCTACAAGGCAAACCGTAAAGTAGCACGTGATGCACTTACTCCTAAAGAAGCAGAAGAAGATGTTGCATTCTTTGAAGCATATGACGACTTCTTAAAGTTTATTAATGAACGTACAAATTGTAGTACTATAAAAATAGATATTGCAGAAGCAGACGATGTTATTGCACGTTGGATCGCTAAACACCCTAATGACAATCATGTAATAGTTAGTAGCGATACAGACTTTGTACAATTACTATCTGAAAATGTACATCAATACAATGGTATAACAAAAGAAACAATTAAGTTAGATGGTGTATATGATGACAAAGGTAAGCCTGTTATAGATAAAAAAACAAAAGAACACAAAGTACCTGCTGCACCAAACTATCAATTGTTTAAAAAATGTATGCGAGGTGATAGTTCTGATAACGTGTTTAGTGCTTATCCTGGTGTAAGAGAAAAAGGGTCTAAGAACAAAGTTGGATTACTAGAGGCTTATGCTGATAAAGATACAAAAGGCTTCAATTGGAATAACCTTATGTTACAACGTTGGACAGATCATAACGGTCAAGAACATAGGGTACTAGATGACTATGAACGCAATGTTACACTAGTTGATCTTACTGCACAACCTATAGAAATACGTGACTATGTAGATGAGATAATAGATGAACATCTTAAAGCAAAAAATCATTCTATGGTTGGTGCACATTTTATGAAGTTCTGTGGCAAATGGGATATGCAACGTATAGCAGAAAACGCCACACAGTTTGCAGAACTTTTACAAAAGAACTATCCAGAAGGAGTTGATAATGCAGTTTGTGGCTAAACCAGTTTTAGAAAATAAGTTTTGGATACTTGAAGATAATGGACAAAAAGTAGGTACTATTCGTAGTAATGAAAATGGTGTTACACTAACAGTTGGAAAACAAAACCAAACATTTAAGGCATTATCAGAGCTAAAACAAAAAGTGCAAGTTGATTTTACAGGTAAAGAAGTAGTAAAAAAACAAAGTAAGGAATATGAAGTACATGGTTATGCATGTAAAACAAATCCTCATAATCCTATATATGATCTTAAACGTAAACTTCCTCTTTATACAAAAACAAGTGACAGTCAGAGTTTTTTCTGTGCAGGATATTATGTAATACACTGGGAGGACGGAAACCATAGTCCGGCTTATTGCCCTAAACTTATTACACTAAGTAGATATACATATGATGGACCATTTAAAACAAAAATGGAAATGCAAGAAACATTAAGAAGAACAAATGCCTAGACCACAGTTTCCTACACTAGATAGGTTAGCACATGGTTGTATAAATCTTAAACGTGACAATCTAAGTATACCTGCAAAAGATGCCCGTGCTATTGCAAATGAATATACAAAATTACTTGAATATATTACACAACTACAAGATACTATAATATCTGCACGTAACAATGATGTAATTACTGTTGAAGTAGATAACGGTACATTCTAAAAATTATTAAGTACGTACATATCTAACTAAATAATAGTAGCATATTATTAGTGAGATTATTAATGAGTAGACCTAAACCTACTGTGATATTAGAAAAAGTAGAAAAAGAAACTTATAAATCTGAGCAAGTTTTAGCAAGTGCAGGTATCTGGGCAGTATTTTATGATAAGAATCCTATTAATTTAAAAACATTCAATATGTTAATAAGTTACCCTGGACCAAAATATAAAAAAGTTTCCTTTAGTAATCCAGGACATGCTATAAACCTAGCAAAAAAACTAAACAAACAATTTGATACAGATAAGTTTACAGTGGTAATCTTAGATAAAGGTAAGCAAGTTTTTCCATAGAATGCGAACAAAAGATCAATATACTATTGCATTTAAAGAAAACGATCCACAAGGTCACGATATACAATTTGAACAAGCCTATATTGAATGGTGGCAAAATCAAAGACGTGATGGTGGCTTTAGACTAACCCAACAGGGTTGTATACACTGTATAGATAAATTAGAGTTAGAATACTTTGAAATAAAAGAAGAATTAGAGAATACACCTGGCTTCCTTTTAGATCTTGACAAATATATAAAAACACCGTATTATATTAAGATAGTAAGAAACAAAATTAAAAGTATTGTACTGTTTGATAAAAAAACATATTTTACTTTAACATTATATAATAATGATTTTAAGAAATTTATAAATGCTCACAAAGTTTTATAATTGGGGTTCTAGAGAGTTACAAGACAGTCACTGGAAATGGATAGTTACTGCAGGTACTAGGACAGAATCTCGTAAACAAAAGAAGGAATTCTTAGGTTGGATGAATGAACAATTTGGAGAACCTAGTGATAGGTGGAGTATTAGATGGAGTGTGTTAGGAGTTGATATAAGATTTCACGAACCAAAAGACTATTTTAAATTTACCATGTTTTATACAATAGATCCAAAAAAGTAATAAATAAAAGAACAAGAAGAATTCGCAAGTTGGGATAAGGCGCCAACATGTTCGTCTAGTACCTCATTACTAGGCGGTTTTTTTTGACTTCAATAGGTTGACAACTCCTATATACGTGTTATTATAACAGCATAATTAGAAATAGGAGAGTCTAATGTTTATGTTAAAATGTTTAGTTAAATTACAAAATTGTACAGTTCAACAAGTTTTTTGTAATCCTAATAGTGATATTCCAATGCCATTTACAACAGTTGAAGATGCACATAAATTTGCAGATCAAAAATTAATAGGCAAAAAATTTGAAAATATTGGAAACAAAAATTCAGTAATTGCATTTCAAGTAGTTAATTTTAATTCAAAAAATAAAATGAAATTAGTAGGTTAGTATGTATTGGTTAGAAGTTGCAATGCCAAATAAAGAATTACTTGTCTGGGAATATTTACACCCTAGACAAGTTATTTTCCTACGTAACAACTATATGAATTTAGGTCATAAAGTTAGAACAGGAAAACACGACAAATAGGTTGACACTATGTAAAATGGTGTTATTATAAAGTTATAGTTAAACAAAAGGAGAGTCGAGTATGACCGCAGTAGACAGTAGAACTATTACAGTAAAAGAAGCAGTTAGCAGAGTTAC